CCCCGGTTGGGAAAAATCCAAAGGCTGCCAGTTAGAACATTTTGCGGCCAAACTATGGGATAAAGAGATAATTGAATTTGAACGATTAAAATACAGTAAGATATGGAAAGAAAAGTAGGAGAAATATTTGAGTACAACGGAGAATGGTATCAATGCATGGAAGGAACAGGATGTTATAGATGTGCCTTTTTATGATAAGAATATTTGCATTGCTGATAATCCGCATTGTACATGTAGAAGTGATAAGAAGAATGTCATTTTCAAGAAACTTGAAAAGGTCGGAGAGCCGTATATGAGCAATGGCCATTTAATGCAAACATTATCTGGCGAGAAACAGCCTAATTCTATTCGTGACTATAAAACACGAATGTGTTATTATGCAAACTGTATATTAAGAATTGAAATCAAACAAAACAAAGAAGATATGGAAGAAAAGAAATTGAATTTTAAACCCTTTGACCTCGAAGCAGCCAAAGCTGGCAAGCCAGTTTGCACAAGAGACGGGAGAAAGGCGAGGATTATTTCCTTTGATAGACATGGTGAAGATTGCCCCATTATTGCTCTTGTAGTTGATTCGAAAAATGCAGAATGTGAGGAGGTTATTGATTATACCTTAGACGGAATTTGTAATGAGAATATAATCAATCACAATAAATACGACCTCATGATGTTCACCCGGAAGAAAGAGGGGTGGTTGAATATCTATAAAGATTTCGAGGATACAGTTTGTTGTGTTTATCCAACAGAAAAAGAAGCTCTTGAAGATGGAGAAACAGAAAAAGATTACATCACAACTATTAAAATCGAGTGGGAGGAGTAAATATGAAGAAATTTTTATTGATTTTATTAGTATCGCTTATACTAACAAGCTGCTATACAAATGGAGACTGTACAACTGCTGTAAAGGAAGCATACCCCGATAATGAGATATACCGGGTAGATGTAAATAGATTCATACTTATTGATTCCATAGGAATATGGTATGTGAATGCAAATATGGGTATAAAAGAACCATATACAGAAAAACAATTAGTTAAACTTTGGAATAATCATGAACATTGAAACATTGAAAGAGGAATACAGCCGCAAGATGGAGAAGGCTCTGAGAAGGGGCGACTTCGCTCTGTTTGACAACTTACGAAGGCAATACGACCGGCTACTACAAACCCGTGAGCAAGTCACGGCAAAAACAATCACCGACACCATGAGCAAAGAGGACAAAGATAAATGTAATCGCCTCCTGAGAAAAATCCCAGTGTTGGCGGACATTGCAGAATCCTCCGCCGTCGATTTACTTTCACTACTGAAAAAATATGACGGTACTGTTACCCTTCCTATGCTGGAAGAACTGCGGGCGTTCAACCACATCGCCCGTGACCTGCGATCCATTATAGACCGTGTAGGCGACGAATCTTTTGCCATTTCCTTTGGAGATACATGCGACAGGGTGAACGAGTGTATAGATGATATTTTCACTAATAATTAGAATCACTAACATGGGAAAAGTTTATATTGAAGATGACAAGTTAATTGTCAAAACTGACAATGGGATTATAAAAAGCGATGGTACATTTTATGCCGAACTTGAATCTTCTAAAATTTACACTATTGATGCTTATTCTATCTCATTCCTACTTACTGCCATAAATAAAGTGGGTGCTATTTATGTGAATGATTTGATATATCCAGAAAACCATGTTTATAGGATATTTACAAATGAGGCATTGAAAAGTGAGATTGACAAGTTAAAAGACCAATTGAATAAATACAAGTGTTTGTTACAAGAAAACGAAAATCTTAAAAGAGAAATTAGCAGATTAGAGATAATAGAGCATGATAATAGAGCATCTATTAAAAAGCTGGAATTATTGACCGATAAGATAAAAGAATATAATTCCAATCCAAAAATATTTTGGGAAAGAATTAAAATGTAATGAACAGATATTCATGAAAAAAGAAGAAATTAAATATAAAATAGCCTATTACGAAGCCGAGCGAGATAGGAACTTAAAAATACACTGTCCACGGGTGGCTGCAAAATTTCAGAGAATGATAGACAAACTAAAAAAAGAGATTTCATCAAAAAAACAATAAGGTAAACAAATGGCAACCACGTACGCCGACATATCAATAAACATCATTAGTTTTACAAAAAATATTTTGTATGAAAACCATTCCTTTTTCGGGTATAGTATTAGACACTTCAAATCCACAAGACGGGCAGTTAACCGCTATGGTAAATCTCCGTCACACTTCCACTGGATCTATATCTCCGACTGGTGTGAATAAGAAAATATATACTATTTCCAATCATAGAGAACTCATTTATATTCACAAAGGCAATGGTTATGAAAATTGGATTACTTTCGATGGAAGCACTATCTACTACGAAGCATATCGTTATGGCAATGATAAAGTCGTGAGACCTATGTATTACAACGACGGGGCAAGTTCAGAAGCAAAAATCGGAGTTCCTATTTATCAAATTGATGGTTTAAATGATATAACCTCCGTGGGAAACACCCTTGTTGTATCAACAGACGGTGGTATTTTTTATTTCTTGTGTTATCTGTATGGATCATCTGGCACATACGTTTACAAAAATATTTCTATAAATGAAGATGATATAACCGTAAAAATCAACCAGACAGACACTGGAAATTATGGATATGTAAATATAAGCTTTCCATATGAGGTCGTTGAAGTTGGCGCAAAGTATATACTTTCCAAAGGAGAGACCCCAGATGGTGCTATTTATGAAAAAATAGATGATTTGCGATCAAAAGGTGAGATTCACAATGTGGCTCTTATCCGTTGGGCTATCAGAATGCACGACGGCACATATACGTTACATTCAGCTCCCGTTCTGCTTATGAGACGATCGCCGATATTTATTTCCGGGACGATGAACAACGATTATAAAAACAGGTCGGTTAGGGCTATGGTGGGATATTATAGGATAAAAGTGGATATTACTATCTCTAAATCGTTAAAAGAATCCGATATATATAAGGGGATAGACGTATTTATGGCTGAGATTCCATATTATGATGATACCGATACTTATAAGAATAATTTCCCTGTTTTAGGTAATGGAAATCCTTATTCGTTTGGTGGTGACCCATTTTACACAAATGACGAAAAACTACGAGAGCGAATATTAGAGACTGCCAATTTCTACCGCATTGCACAATACGATTTTGATAGTGATAAATTCAATAATAATACTCTTTCAGATATACCCGATTTATCCGACATATTAAAGAACCTCGTGTATCAGCCCACATTAACAGATGATACCTATTCTCATAATAGGCTCATTGCCGAAAAAATATTTAATTATAATAGTAAGTTGCACATCTCAGGTACGTCCCAAAAATTATATGATGGCTATCCTGTCGAAATGTTCATATCCTATGCCGGTTCAACCGTAGACGTCATAAAATACATTTCAAAAACCTATATAAAAACCGAATCAGGAACTTCTATCGTGGTGCGTGACCAAGACATACCGAACGGGGATAATCTTTTACTCCTTTCCCCATATATCTCATACCCCGATTCACGGGCTTATAATATGGAGATAACCATTATATATCGGGGAAGAGAAGAATCGGGTGCGTTAACAAACTATCGTTTCTCAGCCTCTTTCGATCTCACTCCGCATGACTTCCTCAATTTGGCATATTATCTACCCACGGGAGAGATAAATCCGATAACAATTTCAGGTACAGTAATAACAGAAATACCAGAGGCTCCCCAATCTTCGAATAACATTGAGACAACCCCCAACAAACTTAAAGTTTCTGCCACGGACAATCCATTTATATTTCCCGTCGAGCAAACCTACACCATAGGAAATGGTAAAATTATCGGCATGGCCGCCGCAACACCCGCTCTATCACAAGGGCAATACGGGCAATTTCCTCTATATGTATTCACCGACGAGGGCATATACATGATGCAAGTCGGTACAGGAGAAGTCATTTATTCCAATGTGTTTCCAGTATCAAGGGATATTTGCAGCAATGCTCGTTCCATTATATCTCTTGATAATGCTGTGGCTTTTACCTCCGATAGAAAATTATTTGTTCTTTCCGGCTATTCTGCTAAATCAATTTCCGACTCTCTCGAAGCTGATTATATTCCCAACCCAGCACACGTATATATGGAAGGGATAGAAAATGTATTGACCGAGCCTTTGTTGGCATACAATTATCCTTTTGGTGAGCTTATCATAAAAAATACAGAAGCAAATACTGCCTTTATTTACGATCTTCAACGAAAAATATGGAGACAAAGAAAAATGAAAGCCTACTATTTTATACCGTCGTATCCGGTTTGTTATGCCGTATCCGATGAAGATGAAGTATATGATTTATCCCAAGAGTCCAACCAGTTACAAAATGTTACCATTTGTACAGCTCCCATAACACTAGGAACACCGGGATTCAAAAAAATAGAACGCTCCATTTTGCGTATGTTGGCCGGAGGACATTTTTCTATTTCCATATATGTTTCCAACGATAACAAAACATTTTATAAGATCATATCGATGAACATAAACAGCGATACGCTGTTATCTGATATTCTACTCCCTAGAATACCGTCATCTTGGAGAAACTTCTATCTATTTATAGAAGGCGATATGCTTTCCGATTCAACCATTACAAGATTAGATATACAGGAAAAAAATACATTTAATACCAAGTTAAGATGAAAAGATATGTATTTCACTATACGGCAGAAAAAATATTATCCGAAGTAAAGAATATTACAACTATGCTTGGAGCCTCTCGGCGAAATGAAGATGGAAGTACTCAACTAGTGTCATTAACCCTTACCGAAGACGATGATTTATTATTTCAGCGATTTTTAAAAGATGCACATGCCTATATGCAAAATAAACTGGTTGCCTATATCATAGAACCAGAAGATGACGAAAGGGAAATGAGTCAAATTGATATATGTGATTTAGACCCAGATAATAGACTTTCAGACGACGATTTAAGGTTGTACCGTCTTTGTTATCCATGCCAGATGAATGAAGATATACCAGATACCTCTATCTGTGTAGCCGATAATTATATATTGCAGTTCCTGATAAATTACATAATATATCGCTGGCTCTTGATTAAAATTCCACAAGAAGCAATGGTATATAAAACTCTTTCCGATGATAATGCAGATAATGTAGTATCTTCATTAAGCCGGAGAAAATCAGGGAAAATACGCAGAAGAATACACCCGTGGTAATATTTTAATATAATAAGGGTGTATTATTTACGTTTGATACACCCTTAGATTTAATATAGATTATTTCATAGATTTTATGTATAACCAAATTTTTCCAGCAGGGGCATCTTCGTCCATAAAATAAAAAGCATGTGCAGATTTGATAATAGCTTGGTCATCTAATACTTTGCAAAGGTCTGCATACATCGAATTGAATGCTACGTATTTGTCCCATTTTGTGGTTCCTACCGGGAATGCCATATTTTTGGTGAGTTCTTCTATTTGATCGATAGTCCAATGTGCTCCTTCCCGTTTTCGTTCCTCTTTATCTGTGTATGAAATGCAACTTACATCGTACTTAGCAAAATCCTCTGTATAGTGATTCTTATATAAGATACCATGTTGCTCTCTCATAAATTTCCAATATATATTAGGATGCTCCTTTTCTATAATACAAAGTAAATTATCAATGGACTCTATTCCTTCATTCATAATTTTATCGCTGGATATTCCATTTGTCCTTGCTTTTTGAATCATTTCGTTGTACTTCATTTTATACCTCCTTTTTATAATGTTTTCATTCCGTTATAAATAATTTTTTAAGCTCAACTAAGTCACCCGATGTAATACGAATATACCCCATATTTCCAAATACCAAATTAGTCAGGAGATTATTTGGTATTTCTATTTTCATAGCCCCGGAGCCAAGATTACCTTTAAGAATACCCAGATTAAATTCTCTTTCTTCCATAGAATTGAACATTTCAATGAAATCATCGAATAGCATATTAACATCTATGTTCCCATTTTCGTCGCAAATAAATAAAGATAATCCATCGATAAGTTCGTTAATCTTTTTGTCTTCTTTCAACAAATAATTTTTTGCTCCACGTTTGAGGTATGTGGATACAGTTTTTAATTGGGGATTATTTCGTGTAAAATCATCGATCCTATCATCTATCCATGTATGAGCAGCCTTATTAAACTTTGTTTTTACAGCTTCCAGTTTTTCTTTCAGTTCCATTATTTCTTAGATTTAGACGATGTTTTTCTTTGTTTCATATCCATAAATTCATTCCAGCTCATGTCGCTGTACTGAGTAATATATTCGTTCATCAAGGCGTCCTTTTTATCCGCTTCGTCCTTAACAGTTTTCTTCAATCGTTTGGTGAGGGTAAGGTGTTTGTCCAACGCATCTTTCCCGTCCTTTGTCCCTTCGACTATCGGTCTCATAATCCGCATATACTCCCGGTTGAGAATACTCTGAATTTCCATGCTGCTTTGCTGAAATTCTTCATTCTCTTGCATAAACCTAAACTCCTTTTCGGTCAAGGAGTCCATAATCCTGTCTATTTCGTCCCACACGGGAGAAGAAGTCGTTTGCGCAGATTGCCGATAGTTTCTTTTCATTTCAGCAATTTTTTGTTGCATGGCTTCCTGTTCTCTCTCCAATTCGGGGATAGAAAAGTTCCTGTCGTTTAATAAAGGGTCTGTAAAATTCATAATTATTCGTGTTAGTGGTCGGTAATGAAAGTGGTATCGCCCCCGAAGGGGCTCTACCACTAACGCTTTTTCTTGCGTTTCTTTTCGGCCTTTATGCCGTCGGAGTTTCCGACGCTGCTCTTTGGCAGTTGCAACCGAAAGGGTTTGCACCCTCCAAAACAGTTACGGTAGGAGTAGAAGGAAGACCTACAACGCCATAGATAGCTCGGCAAGTCTTGCGATCCGTGTAATTGATGGAGGCTGTGAAGGCACGATCGATTTCGCACTGAATCAATCTGTCTTGATACGGGCGGGTGGCTTCCAAAACAGCTACCTTCTTGTCCAGTTCATTGAATTTGTTGGCGTATCGCTCGTTCAATACATCGTATAAATCTCGGCTTGTCTTGTAAAGCCCGAAATCTGCATCGATTTGCGACTTATACAACTGGAATTTTTCAGCCACATCGGTTTCACGATGTGCATACATTTGGTCTTGCGTGTTGACTTTTAATCCCCAAATGGTATTGGTGAGAGCAATTGCATCCTCGCATTCTTTTTCCCATGCTTGAAATGCGGTGGGAGCGACAGCACTTGAACCTCCCCAGCCACCAGTCGTCGTGTTGATGTTTACGTTCTCAGGCATGGAACCGCCACCGAAAATCCCGTTACGTCTTCCCCAAAGCGCACCTGCGCCAAGAGCTGTACCAACGATTCCCAATGCTAAACCGGCATTACCTACACCCTTAGAGGCATACTCTTTCTTTCCTTCTTCGTAGACTTTCTTTTCTACGATTTCTCTGTTAATTCCTTCCATATGTTTTTATTTTTTTAGTTATACCGAAAGAACATCTTCCGGTGTGTCAAACATACGGTCATAACAGTTGCTATCTATGAATTTCAGTTG